CCCATCAAGTGTAATAGAACCAGTTCCAATCGTAAGAATACCAGTAATTCTAGTATTCCCATTGACAAGCAGTTGTGTTGTTGCACCACCAACAATAGTATTACCAAGAGTTGAAACACCAGTTACATTTAGATTAGTAAATGTAGAAGTTCCTGATGTATCAATACCAGCAATATTACCACCAGATGCAGTGATCGATACTGTAGCGATACCGGAAGAGAAGGTAGCTGTTACACCAACCCCAACAAAGTTAATTGTGCCAGCAGTTCCAATGGTTGTGCCTTCTTCTCTAATTACAATACCTGTTCCAGAAGCCACAATACCAGTAAGTGCAGAACCATCAAGAGCAGGAAGTGCTCCTGTAAGTTGTCCTGCAGGAATACCTGTAAGACCTGATGCGGATCCAGAGAATGAAGACGCTGTAACTACACCAGAAGAATTCAGTTGTTTAACAAATAATGTGGATCCAGTGACTGTCGTAATACCAGCAAAAGTAGAAACACCAGAAGCATTAAGACTTGTAGCACCAATGGTCCCAACCGTAATATTAGGAGTTCCAGAAAGACCTGTTGCATTACCAGTAACATTACCAGCGAGATTTCCGACAAATGAAGATGCAGTTATAATGCCAGTGACATTCAATCCACCACTAGATACGGTTGTAAGGCCAGCAACTGTTAATTTTCTACCAACAGTAGCATCAGTACTAATTGCTACAGTAATAGTTTCAAGACTGATTGTGGTAGCAGCACCAATCGTAGGGGTTCCAGTAGAGGTGCTTTGGAATCGAGTTGCAGTTACAACACCACTAAATCTACCATCACCTTCAACTGTTAAAGCAGAACTGGATAATGTTGTTCCTATGCCAACATTTTTTGAAGTATGAATACCGGCAGAATTAACTGCCCATGTTCCACCAGCACCTGCAATACTTGTAGAAGTAATAATAAAATTACCTTCAGAAGTTTCTAAAACTGTTATATTAGATCCAGCGGTTATATTAACATTAGTTAAATATCCAACGGTAGCATGATTACCCCAAGAGTATGATGTATTCCAATTAGAAATTTGCCCTGCAGTAATTGATGTAGCCGCTCCAGTAAAAGTATTAAGTCCTATTTGAGTAGTTACATAACCCTGAGTTGCATAACCGACTAAAGCGTTAGTGACATATCCTTGAGTTGCGTATCCTACTAGAGCATTAGTGACATAACCCTGAGTTGCATAACCGACTAAAGCGTTAGTGACATATCCTTGAGTCGCGTATCCAACAAGATTTGTAGGAGTAAACAGAAAGACTCCAGTATTATTATTATATGTTAATGAATTTATTCCAGATGGGTTAATAGTTACAGATAAATCAGATAAGCCAATACCAGCACCAGATGCGGTTAAATCTGCAGATGCTTGCCATTGTGATCCAGACCATTTGAGAACTTGACCAGTGGAAGGAGCGCCAACATTTACATCAGAAAGTTGATCAAGAGTTAATGAGTTGACATAACTAGTTGTGGCATAACTTGTTAATGCGCCGGAAGTTATAAATCCAACAATTGATCCTGTGGTTGCGTATCCTACTAAAGCATTAGTGACATACCCTTGAGTTGCGTATCCTACCAAAGAATTAGTGACATATCCTTGAGTTGCATATCCCACTAAAGCATTAGTGACATATCCTTGAGTTGCGTATCCTACTAGAGCATTAGTGACATAACCCTGAGTTGCATAACCGACTAAAGATGTTATGACTCCAGTTAACTGAGATCCATTACCACTAAATGATGTCGCGGTAACTATACCAGTGACATTCAATCCACCACTAGATACTGTTGTGAGACCAGCAACTGTTAATTTTCTACCAACGGTTGCATCAGTACTAATCGCCACCGTAATAGTTTCAAGACTGATTGTAGTAGCTGCACCAATTGTAGGGGTTCCAGCAGAGGTGCTTTGGAATCGAGTTGCAGTTATAACACCGATGTTATAGTTTTCAGTACCAGTGCCTACAGTTCCATCCGCTTCGGTATTAACTAATTCTACCCAACGAGTGTGAGCATAATATAACTTTTCAGTATCATGTGCATGGGCTACCGCACCATGATAAAGTGAATAATCTGGTAGACTTGCAAAAGTGGGCCATAAGAAAGGTACAATACTACTAGTAACTCCTGCAATTATTCTACCAACTGATATGTCTGGACTTCCTGTTAATCCCTTTGCGACTGTTGCGATACCCGAGGTTGATGCAAACGCAACTGAGGCATTAGACACATAACCAACTGTAGCATAACCAAAGGTAGCATGATTACCCCAAGAATATGATGTGTTCCAATTACTAATCTGTCCTGAAGTAATGGAAGTGGCAGCACCAGTAAAAGTGTTAAGTCCTATTTGTTGATTTACATAGAAAATAGGAGCGTATCCGCTCAGAGCATTGTTCACATAACTAGTTGTGGCGTAACTAGCTGTAGCATGATTACCCCAAGAGTATGATGTGTCCCAATTACTTATTTGTGCAGAAGTAATTGTAGATGCCACACCAATAGTTGAAGTGATGCCAGCAATCGCAGAAGTTACATATGAAGTCGTTGCATAGCCAGTTAAAGATGTTATGACTCCAGTTAGTTGAGATCCACTTCCTTTGAATGATGTTGCAGTTACAACTCCAACAATATTAATACCTTCGCTGAATGATGCACCCCCAGTTTCTTTTATTGTTACACCAGTTCCAATCTTGATCTGATTATTATTACCATCAAGGGTTAATGAACTTGTACCAATTGTAAGAATACCAGTAATTCTTGCGTTTCCATTTACAACTAGAGAAGTATTAGATCCTCCAACAACAACAGTATTAAATGTTGATACACCAGATGTTGTTACCGTAACAACACCAGTCACAGGATTTACACTTGCAAACAAATTATTTCCAAAGTTTATTTTCGAATATTCACCTAAAATAGTATTTTGATTTCTAAATTCTAAAGGAGTTGATCCACCAGTCCCTCCTCCAGACACTATTGAAGTTGTTATCGCAATTGTAACTCTTCCTACACCATCTGGTCCACTACAAAATAAACCCTCTCCAAAATTTAATTCTTTTGCTACTCCTTTTCTTACATTTTCATCTAGTACTTCTACTCCAGCGTTTGTTGAAACTACATTTTCTAGTTGAGAACCATCACCAACAAATTGAGTTGCAGTTATAACTCCAGTTGATCTAATATCTCTAACTTCTAGTTGTTCTGTCGTGGTAATTCCAGTATTTAAAATTCCACTGACATTAATTATTGGAGATCCCGTTAAATTTCGTGCAACTGTTGAAATTCCTGCAGTGCTTGCGTAACTAACAATATCGAATCCATCACCAAAAGTATTATAAATTTCAGTAAAATTACTATTAATTTTGCCCATTGCGATTCGCAACGGATCGCCCTGACCATCATTCGGATTACTACCAGTATTGATCCCGAGTTTAGCCATTAATGTTCCTCAGTCTTTCCCTATTTTTATATTTATTGATCATTATAACTAGTAATATAATTGGTGAGATTATGCAGTTCAATTTTCAGTTTGGTAAAAAGAAACCAGATAAAAAACAATTAATTATTGTAGGAATTGTTGTATCTACACTTATAGCAGGCCTTTCACAATGCACAGGAGTATCTGAAAATGGACTATGGGACTTACTGGACGAAATTCAAAGAAAATATTTCCCACAAACTATTCTTAATGAACTTATTCTTCAAGATCCTAACCAAGTAAAGCGTAGGGTTGAGAGAGATGTAGATAAGGCTATAAGAGATGTAACAAAAGAATATGATCGCATCATTGATAAGTCTAACGAAAAGTATAAACCACGATATATTGAAGAAACCAATGATGAGTCTTTGTGTTATACAGAGGATTGTAAGAAACTTGCACCACCAATCAGAATGTGTTCTCCAGTCTTTGAAGGAATTAATTGTCCTCCTAAACCAGAAGATCAATAAATAACTTTATAAGAGTACTTTTAGTGTAGATAGATGGAAGGACAAGAAATCAGAGGTCTCATGGAGGCCTATTCGCAAGTGTATGAGACTCCTGAGATTTTAAATGAAGCGTCTGCCGGTGAGGTTTTTGGTAGAGTTGTTAGGGGAACAGGAAATGCATTAAAAGATTTACCTGCGGCAACAATGGCCCAACTACAAGGAAAGGGTGCTGTTAAGGCCAATGATGAAGCATTAGCAAGACAGCAACGCCGCGGTCAAAATTTACAGACATTAGTTACTACAGGTAGATTACCAGGTCAAGCTCCAACATCTGCTGCTAAACCAAAACTAAGAAATCGATTAGATGATCCCATCGCTGGTAAAGGCCCAAAGGAAAATGAAGTTGGTTCAAAACCTGCTCTCGCTCCTGCTGCCGCTACCACTCCCCCTGCTGCCGCTGCTCCTGCCACTGCTCCTAAACCTGCTACTGCCCCTGCCGCCACAACCCCCCCAAAACAAACAATTGTTCTCGCTAAAAAAGATGGTGTAGAAGGTAAATTAGATAAAGCAACTGGCAAGTTCATTTCAGGCAACTTTAGTGATGCAGAAAAAGCTAGATATGCAAAGTTTTCAAAACCAACCACACCAACATCAACGAATGCAGATAAATCAACAACTCCAACGAATGCAGATAAATCAACAACTCCAACGAATACAGATAAATCAACAACTCCAACTGATACAGATAAATCCACAACTCCAGATGGAGTGAGATTAACTAAAATAAATCCAGAGTGGGCAAAAGCACATCCAAGACTCGCTGAAGTTGAAAGACTGAGAAACCAACAAAGAGTGGCTGGAAAAAATCCATATGATAAAGAATTTAGAGATAAAGTTATAAATCCTGTGATGTATGGATATCCTAATCCTAAGATGCCAGGTTCTGGTCGTTCAGTGGAAGATTCTAAAAAAATGTTTCCGGACACTCCAAAACCTGCTCCCACTCAGACACCTGCAGCAGATGCAAAACCAACTCCTCCTGCAAAACCTGCTCCCGCTCAGGCACCATCAGGAGGTGCTAAACCACCAACACCTAAACCTGTTCCTGCTCAAAAACCTGGTAGTCCTAGGGGAGAGGATCTTTTTAACCACCTAGACCTCTTTGATCTCGTCAAAGGACACCTCCTAGATGAAGGTTATGCTGACACCGAACAGGCAGCTTTTGCTATTATGGCAAATATGAGTGAAGAGTGGAGGCAGAGTATTATTGAAGCAGTAGACGATACTCACCCCGGTCACCCAGAATATAAAGGTCAATCCCAAGATCCATTATCTAGATTGAATAGAACAATTGGAAAGGGTCTAAGGTTTGTTACGGGGCAACGAACTGCGGAAGTGAGAGCAAAACAGGACGGTGTTCCTGGAAATGTTTTTGTTAAGCAGTCTGGTCCTTTTTCGACAAAAAATGTTCCAGTCCCTGGATCTTTTATGTCTGATACTGAACTGAAAAGGAGAGGCCTAGGTACAAAACCAATGGGTCCTATAGGAGAATAAACCACTTTTCAAACTGTCACACCAGAGGGTTTCACCACCCTCTTTTTTATTACTAGACTAAGTTTATCTCTGTTGAAGATAAATAATAGCTCATAAGATACTTTAATATGAGTTATGAGAATCCCTGGATCTACAATGGGGAGATATTTGATTCAGATCATATTCAAGATCATTTTGGTTTTGTTTATCGTATTGACTGCCTTGAAAATAATCGGAGTTACTTTGGGAGAAAGTATTTCTGGAGTTTCCGCAAGAAAAAAGGTGCTAGTAGAAGAAGTAAATCAGAGTCTGATTGGAAAAAATATTACGGATCCTGTCCAGAACTCAAAGACGATATAAAAAAATACGGAAAAGATAAGTTTAAAAGGACTATAATTTCTCTTCACGATTCTGTAGGTAAAACGAATTATGAAGAGACTCGTCAGTTATTCCTAAACAATGTCCTGATAGAGGCCCTTGACACAGGGGAACCGAGATACTACAATAGCAATGTTCTTGGTCGTTACTACAGGAAGGATTACTTTCATGGAAAACCAACTGATTGATAGTGTTCAAAATTTAAAGGATAGTATCATTGACCGAATTCATTACCTTGCAGACATGGGGGATTACCTTAATGCCTGTGCGGTTTATGAAGAGTTTAGGGAAACGATCAAGGATGAAAATGAAGTGGTTGTTTGGCCAGAAACTAAATAATCACTTATAATGATTTTCGTTATGAGATTTTGAAGTGAAAATTAGAGCCGTGGAAAGTGCCCTTTGAGAAGAGGGTGTACCCCCTTTCTATACGGATGTAGAGTTCAATCGATTTTAATGCAACAATTCCTTACAGTAGCCCTGCCCCTTCTGGCAACGGTTACAACCAGCACGGCAACACTGCCATTCCAGAATTACAAGATGCAAGGGCCGCCACCTCCTATTTCAGGACAAGCGCCCTTTTCCGTTATTAAGGAATTTGATCTTGTTGACGCTCAGAAGACAGCAATCCGAGAGGTTGCACTACCAAAGCCAAAAGAGAAAAGGCTAATTTGTAAAGGGTGTTCAGACAATGAGAATGCTACCCTGGCATACTTCCAGGATCGTGGTATAAAAGACAGAAACGCCCTTGCTACCATCATGGGCAACATTAGGCAAGAATCTACTTTCGTGCCTAACATTTGTGAAGGTGGTAGCAGAACCAGTTACGGTAACTGCTGGCGCGGTTACGGTCTGATTCAATGGACATCTGCCAACAGATATTATGGATTGGGTGATTTTGCTAAGAGGTATGGTGGTTCACCATCATCCCTTGACACGCAACTTCGTTATCTAACAAATGAAGTTCAGTGGTTGGATATTGAGGAGAAGATGAAAACTCCTGGCAAATCAATTAACCGCTACATGGACTATGCGTATAGTTGGATTGGTTGGGGCATTCATGGTGCTCGCACTTCGTATGCTCATGATTATGCTTCCAAACTGATCACGGTAGAAGTTTGATACAATAGAATAGGTAGGGAGGGGTTGACAACACTCCTCCCCCACTCTATATTCTAAATATGG